CGCTCGCATGGTAGATGTTTGAATGGTGATTGTTTTTGTTATGCGCCAATCAACCAAACGTTTATTCAGCCATTCTGTGTCTTGGTGCGAGATTGCGGCGCGAAAGTGCGCAGTTGATTTTGAGGCCATCTTATGCCCTTTCCAAAATGGCGCGCGCCTGTGCATCACAAACTGACTGATAACCGGCAGAAAACGCCTCCAGGATTGGCAAGCAGGAACCCATTGGGGCGTTTTGCTTTTCTGCAATCATCTGGCTAATCGCCAAGCATGCCCAGGGTGCGCGCGGACGATGAGCCTTGGCTGCGTCGATACCAGCGCGGCGCGCAATGGCGATTTCTGCGGATGAATAATTTGCCATGGTCTTCACTCCAGTTCGATTTTCTAGGCTCGATTGCCTGCGATGGTTATGCGCCAGCCATCAGATTAAGAAAACACTTATTTCACATTTATGTGATTTTTATCACACAGCCTTCAAAGAAAATCCGCGCAAGGCTGCCAGGGCTTTCGCCCTGGCGTTTGGCATTATATGCTTTGCATGAAATTGATGTTTTCTTTAACCATCTGAATGCAATGCTTGAGCATATCTTGGCGCTCAAACAGTCCAACTTTTTCTTCAGCGCCATTGCGTATGCCATTTTTACCAACGTATTTTTTTGCTTCTTTTTCGTTGAAAAAGACGGAAGCGAATGCAATGCTGGTGACTATTGGCTTATTGACTTCCATCTTTACGCAAAGCCCTGTTTTCAACCAACCCAGAACGAAGCTCGTGTCTTGATCGTCAAGTAACGCTTCCATCTGAGAAATTTTGTTTTTGGCGGAAGCAATATATACCGCCAGCTGTTTTTTGCGGTTTTCTTGATCAAGCATGGTCTTCACTCCGGTTCGGTTTTGTTAGGCTCGATTGCCTGCAAAGTTTATGCGCCAGTTTTCAGATAAAGAAAACACTTATTTTCAAAAATAATTATTATTGTATTTCAATGATTTATGGCAAAAATCACCCACATACAAAAAAAATCTTTCCATTTTTATAAAACGCGAGGATAAAGGGAAGCCGGCACCCCACCGGCCACCGTTGGTAGGTAGTCTGCCAGCAATGGGGTTTGGAGACTGAAAAATGGCTGCAAAAGAAAAATCGACGACCAGCGTCGTCGCGCAGAAAGAAGTCAGCAGCGAAATCGCTGCATACAATGATGACTTCGCTCAATACGCTAACGCGGGGATGGAAAATGTCGGGATTTCCGATGTCCTGATCCCTCGCTTAACCATCCTTCAAGCTCTGTCGCCTCAGATCAATCCGCGCAAAGCGGAACACATTGATGGCGCGGCAGTCGGCATGATTTGCGATGTGGGGACTTCTGACCTGTTCCCTGATGGCATTCTTTTTCTGCCCTGCTATTACCGCAAAGACTATCTGGAGTGGGCACCGCGAGCCACAGGTAAGGGATTGGTGGCAGTCCATGACTCGGATGCTATTCTGAGCCAGTGCCAGCGGAACGAAAAAAATCAGCCGATTTTGCCCAATGGAAATTTGATTGCTGAAACTGCCCAGTGGTTTGGCATCAATGTGACTGCTGATGGGCGCAAATCTTTCTTGCCCATGTCCTCAACCCAGCTGAAGCGTTCGCGTCGGTGGATGACGCTGGCGACCGGAGAAAAGCTGGCGCGGGCGGACGGTTCGACATTCACCCCGCCACTGTTTTATCGGGCCTACAATCTGACGACGGTTGATGAAACAAACAATGAAGGCGACTGGTCGGGCTGGAAGGTTGAGCGCGGCCCGTCTCTGCCGGAGTTGGGTGGCAACTGGCGAGCGTTGCGGGATGAATGTGTGGCATTCCGTGAGCAGATGATTGCTGGCAAAATGCGCGGCGATTTGAGCGATTTGGGTGAAGAAAATTCGGGCGGATCATCGAATAGCGAAGGGGCGATGTGATGTCTGGATTTGCTGAGGATTTTGACCTTGGCGCGGAAGGTGGGGCAGCAACCCCACCGGATGCGCTCGCCCGCTTGCAAACGAGCGTTGATGAACTCCTGGAAATGGAGAAAATCGTTGAGCAAATGGAAGAAGATTTGAAGGCTGCAAAAGCGACTTTGCAATCTTTGCGCACAGGACGCATTCCTGATCTGATGAATGAAATCGGAATGCCGTTTTTGGTTCGCAATGGCAAATCTGTTGAATTGACGGATTTTGTGAGCGGTTCACTTCCGAAAGATCCAGAACGCCGGGCGCAAGCAATCAAATGGCTTGAGAACAAAGGCGCAGGCGGACTGATGCGCACAGAGGTTTCTGTTGAGTTTGGCCGAAACCAGCACAACGAAGCTTTATCAATCGCCGGAGAGTTGCGAGACAAAGGGTTGGCTCCAACCGTCGCCAGCACCATTGCGCCTATGACGTTGCAAAAATTCGCCCGCGACAAGCTCAAGGCTGGCGAAGAAATTGATTTTGAAATTCTGGGTCTTTACACTGGCAAGGTTGTGAAGGTGAAGGATTCAAAAAAATGACGGTTGTTGCTGGAGCTGGCATGGCGGGCCTTCTGGCGGCGGCCATGCTGCGTCGGGAATGCAGCGGAGTCATTGAGTCTTCTGCAAGCCTTCCAAACAACCATTCCGCCGTGCTTCGCTTTCGCTCAGACGCGGTGGGCAATCTGCTGAATATTCCATTCAAAAAGGTGAGTGTTCTAAAGTCCATTCACGAAAATCGCAACCCTGTGGCTGATGCGCTTTCTTATTCTTTGAAGGCCAACGGTTCCATGCGCATTCGTTCCATAACCACAGCAAACAATGAAATGGTGTCGAGATATATCGCGCCGCCAGATTTCATTTCTCAGCTTTGCGCTTGTGTGCAAGCTCCGATTGGCTATGGTCATTCGCTTACAATGAAAGGTATAAAGGAATACAACAAACCTATCATTTCCACAATCGCCATGCCGTCTCTGATGAATATTCTCGGATGGCAGCCAGTGGAAGAATTTAAGAGCCGCGCAGGTGAAAACCTGATCATGGAAATTGAAGATTTGGAAGCGTATTGTTCCCTATATGTTCCTGATCATAAGTTTCCATTTCATCGCATATCAATAACAGGCTCAGAAGTCATTGCGGAATGCATATATGATGTATTGTCTGAATTTGATTATGATGAATTGATCGACAGCGTCCTTTGGCATCTTTGCATTCCAAGGGACAAAGTAAAACGTCACCGTTTGGCCAAACAGAAATATGCCAAGATTGTTCCGTATGATGAAATGGATCGAAAGAGATTCATCATTTGGGCGAGCGAAAAACACAATGTTTATTCCCTCGGGCGTTTTGCGACTTGGCGGCCTGGATTGCTATTGGATGATGTGGTGAATGATGTTCGCGTCATTCATCGTCTTATCTCTGGCGCTTCCTCTTACGATCAGAAAAAGCGCATCACTGTCTAAACAACCAGCGGCAACTGGTAACAAATGGAGAACGCTATGCAAGTTGAAATGATTGATTATACTGGTCGCAAAACAGCAGACCCAAGCGATTATGCGGCCAACATTCTCATCTTCAGCAAAAGCACACGCCTGGAAATGGCACCTGCGATGCTGGACGAAATTGATAGTTGGCCTTATAGCAAAAAGTTGGCTGAACTTCGTTACATGGCTAATACCATCCCAAGCTCATGGGAATTTGTTCACTACACATTCCTAATCCGAGGCGTAACGCGGGCCTTTACACATCAGTTGGTTCGCACTCGGACAGCCAGCTATGCCCAGCAGACGATGCGCATTTTGGATGTTTCGGGTTGGGATTATTCTACCGGGCCAACCATTGATACGCCTGAGAAGCGCGGACTTTATGATGGCGCGATGATTTATATCGACAACACCTACAAAGAGCTCATCCTGCGGGGTGTTGCGGTAGAAGATGCGCGGGGCGTTCTGCCCACAAACATCCACACCAACATCCTCGTCAGTGCCTCTTTGCGGACGTTGGTTGAGATGGTTCGCAAGCGTTCCTCACCTCGCACTCAGGGTGAATATCGGGAATTTCTTGGACTGCTGAAAGATCAAATGGAGTCTGTCCACAACTGGACGCCTTTGTTTTTCAACCGGACTCAAGACGCAGCGGCTAGGGATTTGGACAAAGAAATCCTTGAGATCAAAGATGCGGAAAAGCGGACGCGCATGATTAAATTGGTCGATCAGTTGCGTTCTGGAGGCGAATCATGAAAGTTGTTGTTGTAGATCTGGATGGCACTTTATGTGATAGCGCCCACAGGGTTCATCTGGCGCAAGCGGCACAGTGGGATGAATTTCATTCACTGCTTAGTTTAGACAAGCCATTCAACGACGTTCGATTTTTGCTTGATGTGCTCTCTTTGCATGGTGATATTTCTCTCATCGCCTTAACTGGTCGCAATGAATCGTATCGCAATCAAACTTATCGTTGGTTTAATGAACACGGTATCATTTTTGATCATCTTTTTATGCGTCCTGATTTTAATTACGAATCAGATGCAATCCTGAAGCCCAAGTTGTTGCTTGAAAAGCTATTCGACAATGATGCTCGCAAAATGCTGGACAGTGTTGTGATGATTCTTGAGGATAGGGACAAGATGGTTGAGTCTTGGCGTGATCTTGGATTTGCCTGCTGGCAAGTCCGCAGTGGAGCATACTGATATGATTAAGGCGACAATTGGAATTAAAATGACGCACGATGCGGCGGTGGCGGCAGTGCATGAAGATCGTATTTTATTTTCAGTTGAAATGGAAAAAGTTGATGAAGGAGACAGGTATACAAAAATGAAAAATTTGGCTTCAATTGAAAAAATCTTAAATGATTTTGATATTGAGCCGAAACAGATTGTTATTGATGGATGGAAGCGAGGGAAGATCAATTCTCCTTTGTTGCTTAATGTTGCTCCATACCATGAATTTGATTATCCTAATCCACCCAATGCCTTGCATCGGCATTTGTTTACAAATCATAATTTTATTATCAACAATAAAGGAATTTCTTATTCCAGCTATTGCCACATCACTGGTCACATTGTTGGCACTTTCGTAACCTCTCCATTTCCAGTTGATGAAAGATGCGCTTCCATAAGTTGGGATGGAAGCCAAGAGCCTAGATTTCACTGGATTAACCCACTGAAAGAAGAAAAAATCAGTTTTGTTGCGTCTTTGTTGCCATTTTATGGAAAAATATACAGCATCATTGGTTATTATTTCGGGCCATACAAAAATAAAAAAATCTGTGATTCGCCAGTAAACGTTGGCTTCAGCAAAGATGATGTTTTCGGATCGCTTGATGTTCCTGGAAAATTGATGTCTTATATTGGGCTGGGAAAAGTCAACCATCACCTGCAATCAGCAATGCGGGCGACTTTTGAAAATGTTTTCCCATATGAACAAGACCTTAATTATTATCCATACGGAATAATTGAGCATGAATTTTGTCGCAGGATCAAAAAGATTGCTGATGATGTTCAAATTGCAGATGAAGAAGTTTTGGCGACATTCCATCAATTCCTTGAGGAAAGTTTTGTTGAATCGGCCATCAAACATATCCCGAAAGGAAGCAATCTTTGTTTCTCGGGTGGTTCGGCCTTAAACATCAAATGGAATACTGCATTGCGGGAAAGCGGACATTTCAGTGATGTTTGGATTTCACCTTTTCCGAATGATTGCGGTTCAGCTATCGGCGCAGCGGCTTGTGAAGTGGCGGCAAGCAAAGGCATATGGAAATTGAAATGGGATGTTTATTCTGGTCCCAGATTAAAAAATGAAATTCCTGATGGGTCTTGGAATATCAAAAAATGCACACCAAGTCAGTTGGGAAAATTTATTTCTATCAACAAGGATGAGCCTGTGGTTGTGCTGCATGGTCAGGCGGAACTGGGGCCGCGCGCGCTCGGCCATCGGTCCATTTTCATGCATCCGGGCTTGGCGGAAAATAAAACGCGACTAAATGGTTTTAAGAAAAGAGAAAGCTTCCGCCCAGTGGCACCAATCTGTCTTGAAAAATATGCCAAACAAATTTTCACTCCCGGTAATCCAGACCCATTCATGCTTTTTGATCATTTGGTAAAAGAAGATTGGCAATCAATCATTCCTGCTGTAGTTCATATAGATGGAACAGCACGACTTCAAACCATCAACAATACACAATGCAAAACCACAACAGAAATCCTTACAAGCTTTTTTGAGGAGACTGGCATTCCTTTGCTTTGCAACACTTCCGCAAATCGAAATGGAAAGGGATTTTTCCCTGGCGTAAAAAGTGCTTGTGCTTGGGCTGAAGAGAATAACGTAAAATTTGTCTGGTCAGAAGGTATGATTTATGAAAAGCGTTCCTGAACTGTTACGAGATGCGGCAGAAATCCACGAACAAAGAAACAAAGTTTATGGCACCAATTATAAAAAATTTGGCGGAGTGATGGTTTCTCTTTTGCCCAATGGAATTGATCTTAAAACGAAAGATGATTTCAATCGTTTTGGGGCTTTGGTGGCCATCATTTCTAAGATTGGCAGATATGTGCAAAACTTTTCCGCAGGCGGCCATCCTGATTCTTTGGATGATATCTCTGTTTATGCAATGATGTTGCGCGAGCTGGATGCAGAAATGCTGCAAAGCGCGGAACAAGAAAAAGCGTCCAATTTTGGAATTGATGGGTTCATTCAAACACCGCCTTTCGTTCCAGCAGTTGCAAAGCGGGATTGGTTATCAGATGCAGAAAAATTTGATCATGCTTCTGATTCGGTGAAAGAATATTTTGCCATCCAGGAAGGAAAGGTGAAACCAGAATGAAGCGCACACTGGTTTTTGATACAGAAACAACTGATCTGGTTGCCAATTCTCTCATCTCAGATACGAAGCAGCCCCATCTAATCGAATTTTATGGATGTGTTGTTAATGATGGTGGGAAGCTGATTGAAGAACTGGAATTTCTCTGTGACCCTGGCGTTGTTGTTACGGAAGAAATAACCCGAATCACAGGCATCAAGACGGAAGATGTTTTCAAGCAGCCCAAGTTCAAAGAGCGAGCCAAATCGGTATGGGAGCTGATTCGGTCTTGTGATTCGGTGGTGGCGCACAATCTGGCATTCGATATGTCTGTTATTGATATCGAAATGAAGCGGATTGGAATGCAGGCCATTTGGCCAAATCGTCGCATCTGCACTGTGGAGGAAACAGAATGGTTTAAGGGGTATCGCCTTAACCTCAATGCCCTGCATGAGCATCTGTTTGGGGAAAAGTTTGAGGGCGCTCACCGTGCGAAAGCTGACGTTACAGCGTTGGTTCGTTGTTTTAATGAATTAAGAATCAGGGGAGATGTCTAATGGCACGTCTTGAAATTCCAACACAGCTGGAAAAGCAATACAAAGGCTTCACCTTGCGGCGTTCAACCGCCTATCAAGGAATCAACAAAACATTCATGAAAGCGCCAATTCACAATGTTTCCTATTGGCAAATTATCCTGAATGGGAAAATTGAAGACCGGGCATTAACTCTCAAGAGCGCAAGAAAGCGCGTTGAGATCATTTTGTCTGGGGCCAATTAAATGCTGCGCATTCGCACTGGCTATTCTTTCCGGTCTGCGGCTGGTATGATCAAAGACGTTATGGAAAGAATCAAAGAGTGTGAATATCCAGCGGCTGTGATGACTGATCGGGCGTCTGTGTTCGGCTGGGTGAAATGGTCAAAGCTGGCAAAAGCATCGGGCATCCGCCCGGTGTTTGGGGTGGAGTTGGCTGTTACTGATTCCATCCATGCAAAAAAGCCATCAGTTGATTATTGGACTTTTGTTGCGAAAGACAATGTCCAGGACATCAACCGTTTGGTTGAGCTTGCAACTCAGCAATTCCGCTATGAGCCTTTGTTGACGTATGAGCAAGCGCAAGCAGCGAATGTGTTCAAAATTGTTGGGCATCGTTCGCTGTTGCAGTATGTGCATGCTTCTGAAGATTTGTGGGTTGGCCTTTCCCCATCCTCCACACGCGGCTACATTTCGCAAGCGTTAAAACAGGGATTGCAACTGGCTGGAATAAGCGACAACAAATTCGCTTGCGCTGGTGATGAAGGATTTTATGAAACGGTTTGCGGTCGCGGGGCGAGCATTCAGACCTACGATCAGCATATTCAAACCGCCGCAGAATGGCTTGCGAGCGTAGAAAGGACCGGCGTGGGTGCGGAGGTAGCGCAAGCGGCCTGGGGTGCCTCTGCGGCCATCCTGCAAGCCTCTACAGCGGGATTATTGCAAGCCTCTATTCTGCACCCGAATCGCCCGGCCACCTTGCGGCAGATGTGCCTAGATGGCGCGAAGCGGACGGGTTGCGATTTGTCCAATCCAGTTTATGCGGCGCGGATGGATCGGGAATTAAAGCTGATCGCTGATAAAGAGTTTGAAGATTATTTTTACATCGTCGCGGACATTTGCCAATTTGCCAGAAGGCATATGATTGTTGGACCGGCGCGCGGTTCTTCCTGTGGTTCGCTGGTGTGTTATCTTCTCAACATAACCACCATCGACCCACTGCCATATGGTTTGATCTTTGAACGATTCATCGACATCAATCGCAGCGATTTGCCAGATATTGACATTGATTTTTCGGATCAGCAGCGGCATTTGGTGTTTGAGTATCTGAATGATAAATACGGTTCTGATAGGGTTGCAAGGCTCGGCACGGTTGCGCTCTTTAAACCCAAGTCCGCCATGCAAGAGGCGGGCGCTTCGCTTCGGGTTCCTCGTTGGAAAATAACTCCCGTTGCTGAATCGCTCATCGAACGAATGGGCGGGGACAGCCGGGCGCTGCAAACATTTGAGGATACGATTGCCAGCACACCAGCGGGCAAGGCTCTGATTGATGAGTTTCCTGAGATGATGGTTGCGGCAAGGATGGAAGGCCATCCGCGCCATTCTTCCCAGCATGCTGCTGGCATTGTGCTTTGCAGCGAGCCAGTGAGCAAATATATCGCCATCGACCATCGCACTGGCGCGACGATGTGTGATAAATACGACGCGGAAACACTCAACTTTCTGAAGATTGATGCGTTGGGACTAACACAATTGAGTGTTTTTGAAAACGCTCTGGAGATGGCGAAATTACCAAGGGACACGCTGGAAAATATTGATCTGAATGATGCGGAAGCGTTCAAAATTTTGAATGATGGCAAATTCTCTGGCATCTTTCAGTTCAATGGCGTCGCCCTTCAGCGCCTTGTTCGGCAGTCTCGTGTTGATAGCCTGGATGATATTGTTTCCATTACCGCTCTTGGTCGCCCCGGGCCTCTTGCGTCGGGCGGTGCCGAAGAATGGGTTAACCGTCGCATTGGCGTCAGCCCAATCAAATATCCCCATCCGCTCTTTGAGCCTTACCTGAATGATACGCTTGGCATCATTATCTATCAAGAACAGGTCATGGAGATCGCTCGGAACATTGGGGATTTGTCTTGGGAAGATGTGACGGCATTGCGCAAAGCGATGTCAAAATCTTTGGGCAAAGAGTTTTTTGATCAATATGGCAATCCTTGGAAGACTGGGGCGATTGCGAAAGGAGTGGATCCAAAAGAAGCGGAGAAGGTGTGGGATGATCTTTGTGCGTATGGCTCTTGGAGCTTCAACAAATCGCATTCCGTCGCCTATGGCATCATCTCATACCAGTGCTGCTGGCTGAAGGCTCATTATCCCTTTGAGTTCGCCGCTGCAACACTCACCCACGAGTCAGATCCAGATCGGCAGATCATGCTTTTGCGCGAAATGGCCGCTGAAGGATTTGATTATGTTCCAGTTGATAAAGATTATTCAACTGATAAATGGTCGGTGGGATATCGGGAGAACAAAAAAGTCCTAGTTGGCCCGTTGAGCAATGTCGCTGGCATTGGGCCGAAAATGGTAAATTCCATCATCGGTGCGCGGGCGCGCGGAGAGAGAATGCCAGAGCGCGCTCAGAAATTGTTGCTGAATGCGAAGACTCCAATTGATTCTCTTTTTCCGGTGCGTGATGCTTTTCGGCGTGTTTTGCCAGATCCTGGTGCGCGTAATATCATTACGCCACCATCACCTATTATTAAAATCGTTATCGAACCATATGAGCAAACCATTGTTGTATTCTGCATTTTTGTGAAGATTGACGTTAAGAATGAAAACGATCCAGTTTATGTCGCGCGGCGCGGCTATGAAATCAAAGATGGTTTCACAACTGCGCTGAATCTACAGATTGCTGATGACACTGATATTATCTTTGGCAAAGTCAATCGCTTTCAATATGCCAAAATCGGCAAAGAGATTGTGGACCGAGGCGGTGTGGGTAAGCATCTGTATGTTGTGAAGGGAAAGGTTCGGGCAGGTGGTTCATTCCGCATGCTGTCGGTTGATTCGGTTCGTTATATTGGTCCTATCAAGGAGGGAAAGTGAATGGGCGCTAATGGTGGCGTTGAAGGTGATATCAACGCTTTTGGTCCTAGCAAAGACAGTGGCGGGTGGACAATCCGATCTGTTGAAATAATGTTGCGTATGCACAAGGAAGGCAAAACGCTGGGAGAGTTGTCGCGGCAGATGAGCAGGACGATGAGCGCCTGTCGAGAAAAATTGATTGAGAAAGGCATTGATGAAGCAATACTTCCGCCAGTGAAGTCCAAAAAAGCTCCAGAGGTTACAAATCTGAATGGCGAGCAGCGCGCATCACCACTTCCCGCCGGTCATCCTATCACTTGGGGATTGATCAGCAACGAAAAATGGCCGGGGACTATCTGAGAAATGAAAATCAAATCGCTGTTGGACCTTCCCACAGTCGCCTCATATTTGCGGCGCATTGGTGCTGAACCCAGATCGCTAAAAACCGCTGTTGTGAAGGAGATATCCGGTTCATACTGGAAGGATTTGGCGGTCATTCGGTTCAGCAAGACGGGTGAGGTGAATTGCACTCGGGCGGAAAGCAATCCGACTGATTTGGAAGCGGCTGGGATCAAAAATGAATTTGCATCAGCGGTTTGGCCCCAAGTCAAATTGCTGCACAGCATCGTCAACCCGCCAAAGATGATCGCTGAGGCGGAAAAGAAGAATTTGTTTATCTTCCGCGATGCATCGAACCAGATTGTGATGGTGCAAGTCCGCATTGAAACGAAAGGTGAAAAAAGTTATGTGCCTTGGACGTATTGGGATGATGATGAGTGGAGGCTTTGTGAGCCTGATGGTCCGCTGCCGCTCTACAATGCGCACTTGCTGAAGGATGCTTCCACAGTCTTTATCCACGAAGGAGCGAAGGCTGCAAGGCATGTGCAGTGGATGGTGGACGGGGAGACAGGGGAAGCGCGGAAGGCCCTAGCAGCCCATCCCTGGGGCGCGGAGATGCAAGGCGCGGTGCATCTCGGGTGGATCGGGGGCGCGATGAGTCCCTATAGGACGGATTGGGCAGTTATTCACCGTGCGGGCATTAAGCGGGCCTACATCGTCGCGGACAATGATGAGCCGGGGAAGGCTGCGGTTCCTGCTATCTCGCAACAATTGAGACTTCCCACCTTTATGCTGCAATTCACAGATGAGTTTCCCAAAAGCTTTGATATGGCAGACCCATATCCTGATGTTCTTTTTGGGGATGCTGAAGGTGGCTCGCATTATATCGGGCCAACATTCCGCGATTGCCTGCACCCAGCGACTTGGGCGACTGATCTCATTCCCAATCCAAAAGGCAAACCGTCAGCAATTCTTCGTGATTCGTTCAAGAATATGTGGGCGTATGTGGAAGAAGCTGATCTTTTTGTCTGCACTGAAATGCCAGAGATCATGCGCGCCGAAAGCATTTTGAATAAGATGCTCGCTCCATTCAGCCATGCCAGCGAGACTTCGCGGCTGATTGTGAAGGCTTACAGGGGGCGTTCGGCGCGGATTTGCTACCGCCCGGATCATGACGGGTTGATGGTTACGTTTCGCGGTTCTTCGGCAATCAATCTGCATGTTCCGGGTCAGATTAAATCGACGCCAGGGAATGCAGAGCCTTGGTTGAAATTTCTTGAATATATGTTTATTCACCCTGATGAGCGTAAGCAAGTTGAGCGGTGGGCGGCGACAATCATTGCACGGCCAGAAATTCGCATGGGCTATGGAATGCTGCTGGTCAGTGAGAGACAGGGGATTGGCAAGACGACGCTGGGCGCAAATATTCTTGCACCGCTCGTTGGTCATCAAAATGTTGGATTTCCAAGCGAAACAGACATCAGCAATTCGGCGTTCAATGAATGGATGGCGAATAAGCGATTGGTGATTGTCAATGAGATTTATTCTGGTGCGTCTTGGAAGGCGTATCATTCTCTGAAATCAGTCATCACTGATAAGGATGTTTCGGTCAATCAGAAATATATGCGGCCATACACGATTGAAAACTGGTGCCATGTTCTCGCGTGTTCAAATTCTATGCGCGCCCTGAAGATGGAGAATGATGATCGACGCTGGTTTTATCCCGAAATCACTGAAGTGCCTTGGCCTAGGCAAAAATTCACTGAGTTTCGCAAATGGATTGAAGGTGGTGGTCTCAGTATCATCAAGTCATGGGCAGAAGAATATGGGGACTATGTGCAGCCCTCAGAACGAGCGCCGATGACGGAACGAAAGAAGGAGATGATTGAAGGCTCAAGGTCAGAAGCACAGAAAGAAGCGGCTGCACTCGCGGAATGTTTGAAGGATTGCAATCGGCCAGGGGCGCTGGTTATCAAAGATGTGGTGGAATGGGTGAGGCATTCCGTTCAAGGACGGGTGTTTGATTCGGATTATGAATTGCGCAAGGTGATGGTGGAAATTGGTCTGAGGACGTATCCTCTAAGGATCAAGGTTCATGGACGGTTGCAATATGTGATAATGAATGATGAGTTGTGGGACTTAACCAGCCGGGCAGAAGATCAAGCGGCGGCCATCGCTGAAATTCGCAATGCAATGATGAAGCCATCGGAATTGATGGAGCATAGCCTATGATCAATAAAACAGAAAGCGCGGCCAGAAAATTCCTCAAACAGCAAGCAGGTGAAAGAGTTTTCTGGATCGAACAGGCCGCTGGCGGAACAGTTGGCGTTCCTGATGCAATGGTGATTGTTGGAGATAGGCTGATTCCCTTTGAGCTCAAAGCAGGGAAAGTGGACTTAAAAGAGAATGTGTTTGAATGGAAAGTGACCCTTCGCCCGAGCCAAAAAAGGGTTGGTTGGGTGATGTGGGGCTTTGGAATAAAGGTGTGGATATTGGTTGTCGATACAAAAGGAAAAGGGCATTTTCTATGTTCAATGGCCGAGGCGTTGCAGTCAATAAAACAGAAAAGGAAGGCCAGAATGGAACGGGTTGATAACGGTTTTTTATATACCAGTCATTTTTAAGATTGTTGCAAAGAAAAAGACGCCGACGAGAGATCAAAGGTTTAAGTGGTTCCAGGTTCTTATTATTCGTTATTCTATATTCTGGGGGGGTTTTAATAGTAATATATAATATCCCCTTAGTCTTGAAACCTGAGATTTTTATTTAACGTGGAACCTGTGCTCGAAAATGCCTAAATGGAGATGAAAATGCCCTGGTTGATGGCTATGACTTCCGCAGACCTGACTTTCAAAATGACGCAAAAATGCAATGGGAATGGTGGTGAAGCTTATTGCCCAATTGTAACCAAAACAAGAGCATCAGACCAACGCGGAAATACAATTTCTGTTGTTTCTCCGGCATACCCTGGTTTGTTTTTTATCAGGAAGGGTTGTGATCAGGGTTTGGGTGAAAATGAAAGAAAGTTTTTCTGGATTGCTCGCTCAAAAGGATTTTCCAGTGGTGGGATACCGATTGAGATATCAGACAAAGAAATTCTGGAAATCCGTGAGGCGTCTAAACTCTGGCTTTCAGTTGATGATAAAAACAAAGGAAAGGTCAGTTTCAAAACAGGTGAGCATGTTATGATACTGGATGGTTTCATGAAGTCAAACAAAGCTCGCGTAACAACCAGTGGAAAAGAAATCGTTGAAATTCACGTTATGGGAATGACTTTCAAAATTAACAGTTTACTCTTGCGCAGGTTGTAAAGATGAAACTTGCGTTTGTGGTGGAAAAGAAAGATTTTCTTGAAATAAATCTTTGAGGGTAAAATGGCACAGGGCAACAAAGGCCGGAGAGGGGGCGCTCAACCCGGCGCAGGGCGGCCAAAGGGCGTTGCTGATAATCTGAAATTGAGGAAAGCGCACAAATACGCAATGGACACGCGCCAGATAATTGAAAACACAATGCCGCATATTCCGAAAGAGATACGGGATATGACGCCACTACAAGTCATGCTCACAGCAATGGGCATTCGGGCCTATGAAGGGAAATGGAATGAAGCCGCTGCAATCGCCAAAGAAGTCGCGCCATATCTGCACCCTCGCTTGTCTTCTGTCGATTTGAACGCAAATGTCAGACGATCCATCGAAGATTATTCCGACGCGGAATTGGCTGCTCTCGCAGGCGCAATCGAATATACGGATGGAGTTGACGCGAAGGATTGAGGCCAGAAGCTCGCTTTTGAAATTCACCCAATACACAAAGCCTGATTATATCGTTGGCGATATGCACAGGACCATCTGCGACAAACTGGAGCGGGTGGAAAGGGGTGAATGCAAGCGGCTGATGATTTTCACTCCGCCAAGGCATGGCAAATCAGAACTGGTTTCCAAACGTCTTGAATCGTGGATGCTTGGCCGCAGTCCAAAGAAACAGATCATTTCGGCCAGCTATGGCGCGGACCTTGCTTCTGATTTTGGGCGAGACGTGCGAAACATTTGCGCGTCAAAAGAGTTTCGCATTTTGTTCCCTTTGGTTCGGTTGGCGGAAGATAGTCAAGCCAAAAATCGTTGGCATACGAATCAAGGTGGATCATATGTGTCTGCGGGCGTAGGGTCTGCCATCACTGGTCGCGGCGCTGATTTGCTAAACATTGACGATCCTGTGAAAGATCGCGCAGAGGCGGAAAGCGAAACAGTGCGGGAGGGTGTCTGGAATTGGTATGTTTCCACCGCCTACACCCGCCTAATGCCGGGCGGTGCGGTCATATTGACGATGACGCGATGGCATGAAGATGATTTGGCTGGGCGTCTTTTGGAAGCGGCGAAAACAGGCGGCGATCAATGGGAAATCCTGCGCATGCCTGCCATTGGCCCAAACAATGGTGCGCTATGGCCGGAAAGATATGATTATGAAGCGCTGGAAAAAATACGCAAAGCGATTGGTGATCGTGAATTTGGTGCGCTCTACCAACAAGATCCAAAGCCTTCTGGCGCTTCATTCTTTGATGTTGAGCATGTTCTTATTGACGGTCAATCAATTACCATTCCACCAATCTGCAATGCTGTTTTTGCAACAATCGACACTGCGGTAAAAACTGGATCGAAAAATGACGGCACAGCAATCTGTTTTTGGTTGAGCACAATCAACAGCGAAGTGAAATTGATTATGCTTGATTGGGAAATCTTACAGATTGAAGGATCATTGCTTGAATCCTGGTTGCCGACTGTGTTTGAGAAGTTGGAAATGTTCGCCCGCGAATTGAAAGCCATCTATGGCTCTCTTGGGGCATTCATTGAAGACAAAGCCTCTGGCATGATCCTTTTACAGCAAGGGCGTCGGCGCGGTTGGCCAGTGCAAGAGATCGACAGCAAATTGACATCGGTTGGAAAAGATGAACGAGCGATTTCTGTGAGTGGTTACATACACCAGCAGAAAGTCAAATTGTCTCGCCATGCGCATGAAAAAGTCACTGTGTATAAAGGTGTGAGCGCCAATCATATGATAAAGCAAGTTTTTGGCTTTCGCCTTGGTGTGCCGAATCAATCTGATGATTTGCTGGACGCTTTTACATATGGGGTGGCAATCGCTTTGGGCAATCAGGAGGGTTTTTAATGCAAAGTCTAAATGCGCGCCTTTTGCATCAATTGTTGAGTTTCAATGTAAAGATCAATCAAGTTGTTTTGGATGCAGCCATCCAATCATCTGGACTTGTTCTTGTTGAACCGCTTGCGGTCGGCCAAATTCCGGTTTATCTCGCAAGTGATGCGGTAGCGTCCCACCTTGATCGTCATATCGCGCTCGGTCTTAAGAAGGCGGAAAAATAGTGTCAACCATCAACGTCACTGGTGCGAAACTCGGAAATCAGTTGCAACAATTATTGCAATGTGATGAAATCATTCCTGGCAGTGATGTTTCGTATCAGACTTGCAAAGCAATTTATGCCTATCATCCGCTTGGCCGGAAGATGGTTGATTCTCCAATTATGGTCGCCCAAAGCCAGAAGCGAATTGTTACCATTTCCAACAGCCCTGAAGAACGGGTGAAGGATGCATTCGACAAAGAGTGGCAAAAGATTGGCGCGGATCACCTCATTGCTCAAGTCGCCAGCACGGCGCGGATTTATGGCATTGGCTCCATCATTCTTGGGGCGGAAGAATATGCACCAGACAAAGAAATCCCGCCTGAAAAACTGAGCGATTTGCCAATATTTTTCAATGTCCTTGATCCTCTCAACACCGCTGGTTCGCTTGTATTAAATCAAGACCCAAATGCGGCGGACTTTCAAAAATACACCATCATCTCTGCCAATGGGGTTGCATATCATCGCAGCCGCGCAATGGTGTTGATGAATGAGCGCCCAATCTATATTGAATACACCACTTCTGCTTTTGGTTACGTTGGTCGATCAGTTTATCAGCGCGCTCTATTCCCGCTCAAATCATTCGTCAACACGATGGTTGCTGACGATATGGTGGCGCGTAAAGTCGGCCTCATCATTGCCAAGATGAAAGCTCCAGGCTCAATCATCGACAATGCAATGCAGAAATTGGCCGGAGTCAAACGCCAACTGCTGAAAGAAGCAGAAACAAACAACGTAATGTCGATTGATATCACGGAAGATATCGCTTCTTTGAATCTGATGAATATCGACGGCGCTGGCACTTATGCTCGCACCAACATTCTAAAAAACATTGCCACTGCCGCAGATATGCCAGCGAAGATGCTTGAGAATGAAACGATGGTTGCTGGTTTTGGCGAAGGGACGGAAGACGCAAAGAACAACTCTCGTTACATCGACAGCATCCGAGTTTGGATGCAGCCTTTGTATGATTATTTTGACGACATCGTAATGCGTCGCGCCTGGAATGAAGATTTTTATAACACCATTCAAAACGATTTTCCTGAATACAAAGACATTGGATACAAAGAGGCGTTCTGGCGTTGGAAGAACAGCTTCAAAAGCGAATGGCCTTCGTTGCTGAAAGACGAAGAAAGTGATGCCAAAAACGAAGAAGTTCGCCAGAAGTCTGTTATCAGCATGATGGAAGTTTTGATTCCTCTGCTTGATCCTGAAAATAAAGCTCGCGTCATCGAATGGGCGATCAATACAACCAGCGAAAACACCATTTTGTTTCCTCAGCCGCTTGTTCTTGATTACGATACGCTGAAGGAATATGAGCCGCTGCAAAGCGGTGAAGGTGAAGACGCTGGGCAAGAAATGCCAGAGATGAAGCCAAAGGGCTTATAGACGCGCGGTGGTGTTGCTGCGCCACCGCGTCACTGCCGGGCGGGTAGGTGTCCCCTCCCTCGCTGCGCCCGCCCGGTGGGCCTAGAGAAGCCAAATGAATAACGATGGGGAAATGCATGAGATGGCGAGGATTGTCGCTTGCAGGGCGTCCGCAGACCTCCTACGCAGCAAACGAGCAGCCCTAGTTGATAGGCTGCTCGTGTTACGTGAAAAGCCTTTGGATTTTCTTCTCGTGGCGCTAAAAATTGAATCTATTGATGCGGAAATAGAAAGGACTGGTCAGTGAAACCAAATGGCAAGCGAATGAGCTTCTATGAGGTGGTGACCGCCGCAGTGGCTGATATGGCTCGGCATGGCTATGATAGCCAAGAGCGCGTTGATTATTGGATGACGCAAATCTCCATCGCAGCGGCGCGCGATATGACCGCTCCATATGTTCTTGAACAAACGCTTCGCAAATCTCTGAATGTTCTGTATCGAAAATATGTGGATAAAGGCGTTCTGTTGAGCCTACATCCAGGTGTTGCGAAATTTACACTGGAAAAAGTGAAGCCAAAACTAAGGGCTGAACTTGACCGGCGCATAATGGCATCAGCTCAGTTAATCAAACTCAATCGTGAAGCTTCCATCCAAAAGACACTTCAGCGTTTCAGTGGTTGGGCAACGTCAATACCTATTGGCGGTTCGGAAGTCGTTGATAAAAACGATGTAAAAAAGAATGTGCGAAAATCAATTGCCCAACTGCCATTTGAAGAACGCAGGGTGATTATTGATCAAGGGCACAAATTCGTTTCCAGTTTATCAGAAATACTCGCAAGCGATAACAATGCAATCGCTGGTGAATGGCATTCTCACTGGAAACAGCTCAATTACAATTATCGACGCGATCACAAAGAGCGCGACATGCAGGTTTACGCAGTGCGCGGGAATTGGGCAATTGAAAAAGGTTTGATGAAGGCTGGCGATGCAGGCTATACTGATGAAATTACAACACCCGGCGAAGAAGTTTTCTGTAGATGTTTCTATCGCTGGATATATAATTTGCGCGATCTCCCAAAAGATATGCTAACTATCAAAGGCAAAGAACAGCTAGCCTTGTTGCAGGAAAAATGAAGATGAATGGCATTGATCAGACTATTGAGCGAATTGAACGGACTCTAAATCGTCGCTCTGCAATGCGCGCATCCTCTCCCGCGTTTCCTGAAGTGCGCATCAGAAATGTTGTGCACAAAATTGAAAACCTGTGCAGCTGGGCAGACCTGAATGAAATAGGAATGCGCGCCGACGCAGAATGGAACGAAGCAGATCACCCGCGCGACTATGATGGAAAGTTTGTAAACGCGGCGAACAAAGGCGCTGCCGCACATGGCCTTGCATCCTATGAAAAGGCTTTGGGTGCAGGGAACGCTGGCACGGCGCAAGGGATGGTCAAGCATTTAATCAAAGCTGGCACCTATTCTGCAAAAGACATTTTCTCAGCGGCACAAGAGAAGTTTGGTTTGCCAAATGAAAAATCAGGTCTTGTAAAATCTGTTTTTGGTAAGCTTGTAAACATCGGCAAATTGAACCTTCCACCACTGCCATTAAAATCCGGGCCGAAAGAGCCAAATGAAAAAACTCTGCAATCAATGGCGCCAGAAATCGCGCAAGAATTGCATGAAGAATTGTTTCCAAAGAAAAGCAAGGTTGATGATACTTTGCTTTCGATGATTGAGCAAATGAATGAGCAAATGAATGAGCAAATGAATGAGCCGCTTCCGCCAGACCTTTCTGGCAAAGGTTCAGCGATCATTACAAATCCCGCCATGCTTGAAGCGGTCATATTCTCAACCCTTCCGAATGATTGCATTAAAACACTTCATCCTGTTTTTGAGAACTATTCAAAATTAACAGAAGAAAACAAACCAAAGGTTGAAGCCAAGCTGAACGAAATCATTGCGGCATTCGGCAATGATACGACGCAAGAGGGATTGGAAAAAAGCATTGGCGCTCTTTCAGAAATTGATGGATCAGGAATGTCTGTTAACGCAGTCAATACCGCCATCAAACAACTCAAGCAGGAATATGGTGTTGATTTTAGCGAAAGCAAAGGAGCTGCCGCGCATTACACCCCAGAAACTAAAGCTGAAAAAACAAAATTCAAAAAACTTTCACAGCACAAACGAAGTTCTATTCATTCTGTAACTGAATTTGAAGATGCAAATGGAAAAGACATTGTTTCTGTTCTAAAAGCCAGCACAAAAAATATTCCAAAAGAATATTACGCAATGGTTTCTTCTTCATTTGGAGACGAACCAAACAATAGCGATACACACAAAGTCAGTTCGGCTTTGGAAGATTATGCCAATTTCGTTTGGGCTAATGAATACAATAGCAATGAAATATCATCAATAGAATCATATCAAGGATCACACCACAAAGGGATCAATAAAACATTGCTTAATCCATCATCAAATCCGCCATCTCCACAAGTTCAAGGCTGGATTGATAATATTTCAAAAGCAATGAAAAAATCTTTTGTGCCTGCGAATATTCCTGTATTTAGAGGCATCACAGCATCATTGAAAACTCTTACTGGTTTTGATAATCCTGATGATGCTGTTGGAAGAATGTTTGAACATAAAAATTTCGCTTCTTGTTCGCGCGCCCAAAGCGTAGCAAATGATTTTGCCGAATCTGGTCCTGGAGATGAAGAACAAACTCTTTTGAGGTTTACAATCCCTGCTGGTGTAAATGGAATTGTTATGAGGCGTGGTCAAACCAGCTGGGAAAAAGAAATTGTTCTACCGCAAAAATCATCTTTTCGCATTGATAAGGTTGAGCAAAAAGATGGAAAAAATTACTTGGATGTGACTTATTTAGGAGTTGTTGAAAATGGATGAAAAATTTGATCGCTTTTTTGCCGACGCAGATGCTATTGTGATGCACGGTAAATTCAAAAGCACAAAAGATTTATCTTCTGAAGAAGATAAAAAAGCCTGGGAAATTGAACAATCAATTTGCAACGGCACCTATAAAGAAAGCGATCCAGAATGATCAAAGCCGCCGGCATCATGTTCCTGACCGACGCGGGCGAAACGCTTTTGTTGAAGCGTGGCCCTGGCGGCGATTGGCCGGGCGCTTGGTGCTTTCCTGGTGGGCATCAGGAGGATGACGAAACAACTGAGCAGGCTGCCAAGCGCGAATGCGTAGAAGAATTGGGATTTTTGCCGGATGGGGAGCGTCGTGTGTGGACTCGGCGCATTTCAGAAAATGAGGCGCCAATCCCTTCAGAAAATATCAATCCGCAACCAGCCATTGGTGAATCAGTTGATTACACAACATTCATTCAGCATGTCAAAGATCGTTTTGATCCTGAACTGAATGGAGAACATACCGCTTTCGCTTGGTGCAAAGTCAGCACTCCGCCAGAACCATTGCATCCTGGGGTGAAAATATCGCTTGCACGTCTGGGCATGGACGAGTTAGATGTTGCGCAGGCCATCCGCGATGGAAAATTGGTAAGTCCGCAACAATTTGAAAACGTCACTTTATTCGCTATGCGGATCACAGGGACGGGGGTTGCTTATCGCCACAAGCTCAAAGAATATGTCTGGCGTAAACCTGAACTTTATCTCAATCAGCATTTTCTGGATCGTTGCAATGGTTTACCAGTCATTTGGGAACATCCCAATGCAGGAAAGCTGGACACAGAAGAATTTGCTGACCGAGTTATTGGAACTATTGTCCTGCCTTACATCAAAGGCGCAGAAGTTTGGGGCATCGCAAAGATATATGATGAAGATGCTGCAAGGGCGATGGAGTCAAAACAACTTTCAACTTCACCAGCTGTTGTGTTTCGCAAAAGCGATGGAAATCAGCAGGCGAAGATGGAAGATGGGTCTTTGCTTCTTGTTGAAGGAAAACCCAGTCTGCTTGACCACTTGGCAATCTGCGAAGAAGGCGTGTGGGATAAAGGACGCAACCCGGCTGGTGTTGAATTACCAACTACTGTTGAACACATTGAGGAACTAAAAATGCCCGAAATTGAGAAAGAAGTCCCTGGTGCTGAAAAGCGCGTTGATTCTGAGGCTGGTGGCGGCAATTTGGATCGTTTGCTCAAGGGCATTGATGCTCTTTGTGGCCGCATTGATTCCATGGAAAAGCGCATGGACTCGATGAGCAAGCATCGCATGGATGACGATGAAAACGAAGAATCGGAAGAAATGCCGGGTGAGCCCAAAGAAGTCGCGGCGGACAAGCGTCATCGCAAAGATGACGATGATGACGCGCGCAAGCATCGCAAAGACGCGCGCAAGCATCGCATGGACGATGATGATGGCGAAGATGACGCGAAACACCGCAAAGACGCGAAGCGCGCTCGCATGGATGACGACGATGATGACGATGATGCGAAGCGTCACAATGATGATGATGATGGCGAAGATGACGCGAAGCACCGCAAAGACGCGAAGCGCGCTCGCATGGATGATGACGACGATGATGACGCGAAGCACCGCAAAGATGCTCGCAAGCATCGCATGGATGATGATGACGATGATGACGCGAAGCACCGCAGTGATTCGGCAACTATGAACAAGCACATCGCCGCTGAAATCCGTCGCTTGTCGGCCTCTGTTGCCAACATGCCCAAGAGCATGTCTGATTCTGATTATGCTGCGATGGCAGATCATCAGGCTCGTGCTGATGCGGTTTATGGCGGCTTTGGTGAACGCGCTCCGGCACCGCTGCAAGGTGAATCGGTCAACGCCTATCGCGTCCGCCTTGCCAAGGGTGTTCAGAAGCATTCTGAATCTTGGAAGGGTGTCAGCCTTCGTGATCTTCCCGCGAATGTGCTGGAAATCGCTGAACAGCGCATTTATGCTGACGCGGCATCTGCGGCGAAAAATCCCACAGATGTTCCGCTTGGCAAACTGCGTGAAATTCGCCGCCGTGACGCTGCTGATCGCATGATCACTGAGTTCGTTGGTGAGCCGAATGCTTGGATGGGTGAATTCCGCACCCCGCCGCGTTCGATCAGCAAGCCCTTCTTTCGCCCTCGCAACGGGAACTAATTGACAATGGCAAACTCTGTCTCTTTCAATCCTATGCTTACCACCAACAACTATGGTGGTTTCAGCACTCAATCGTATGGCCTCGTTCAAGGCGTTGCCATGGATGACCCGTCTGTTCGCTATCAATTGATGGGCGGCACCCTGGCGACTTCCGAAACCTTGCCGATGTGGGGCGGCGTTGGTATTTATGCCAACACTCCTTCTTACAACACTGACGCGGTTACGGGCGTTGTGGTTGGTCGCGGGACCACCATTTCGGCCAATGCGAGCGGAAAGCTGGTTGGTTTTTCGGTGTTCAATCAGGCGACTGCCTGGAACACTTGGCCCCAGTCTCCGGTGCCTACTGGCGCGGGCGGCATGACTGTGCCGTTCTACCTGTTTGGTTCTGATGCTCGCATTGCAGTGGCCTGCGATCCTTCGCTTGCTGCTTCGCTTTCGGGCGGCGCAATCAAT